CCAGTACAGTTCATTGCGGGTGGTCTGACGCCCTCTACAGACGTTGGGCCAATCCAGACCTTTGTAGAATTTGATAGTACAGTAGAACTCACCTCTAACTTCAGGGGTGACATCTCGACACATCCTGTAGAGTCAGGTGTACGTGTAGCAGATCACTTCACACGATCTAACCCAACGTTCACTTTGAAAGGGGTTACTACAAATACCCCTGTGTATGAGTTCAATGAGTTCTCTTTCGTACCGAACTCTGGCAAGCGTACACAGTCTATGTATGATGTCCTGGTGACTATGTATTCATCTGGAGCTACATTTACCCTTGTTGCTGATCTGGACTCTTACGATAACTGTGTTATCAAAAGTATTGGTTATACCCAGACCATAGATAAAGTCGAAGGTCTCTATGTTGATCTTGAGATTGAACAGATACGGGTTGTAGGAACTGAACGAGTTGTCTCTGCTGCTACAATATCTGCAAATAGAGCTGCTGACTCTCAACCGACAACCGATGGTGGTACCCAGTCTGGTACAGCTACAACAGATTCTGACTTTGAAGCATTCTCACGTGCGAGAAGAGTACTCACTGGAGGTTAATTATGTCTAAATTCCTACCCGGTGGGGTAACAACAGATTATAAGTACAGGGTGTCTCTTGATGGGAGTGCTTACGACATAAGAGTTCGTTGGAACACCCGAAGCGAGTCTTGGTATATTTATATAGGTAGAACCGGAAGGACTCCTGTTCTTAAGACTAGAGCAGTAGTCGGAAGAGACCTATTATCCACCTATGACCTTGAAGACCTTCCTCCGGGAAAACTCTACGTTGTGGACATGGAGAAGTACTTCGGGAGACCTTCCGAAGATAACTTCGGGGTAGATCAGAGGTTTAGACTTCTATACATCAACGAAGGTGAAGAAGACCCGTTCTTAGGAGAGTAAATGTACAATAGACGATATGAACTCAGGATTGGTCAGAACTTTGGATCTGCTGCTGCCGAAGAGATAACTGAGATAACACAAGAGCAACAGAGAGCTTACCTTAACAAGTTTTACAAAGATGGTGAAGAGTATGCGAACTATATAGTTAACGTGATAGACCCAGATACTCTTACGAGAGGTATAGAATCCTTTGGGGACAATCGTATCTATATCAACCAGAACCAACTGAAGTTCGAGATAGAGAAAGTAGGTGGAGATGCTTCTGAAGGTAACTCTGGAGAGATTGTCATCTACAACCTCTCAAACGATAGTGCTCAGTTGATACAGCGTCTAGCTGGTGTTAAAAACTTTGTAGAGCTCCTTGCTGGATATGAAGACGAGACCATTAAGACTGTATTCAGAGGGAATATTGTCAAAGTAGAAGACACCTTCGATGGTGTTGATAGAAGAACTAAGCTCACTGTAAGCGATGGTGGTGCTTTCATTCAGTCACAACTGACAGCTCGGAAGTATGCCAAAGGAACCCCTATTGATGATATTGTAGACGACCTTCTGCAAGACCTAGCATTACCTCGCGGTGTTATCTACAAACTAGGTGATGATGCAGTTACTAAGAGTAACATAACGCTTCATGGGCCTGCTGCTGGAGAGCTGAAGAGACTTCTGAGTACATTTGGATACTCTATGAACATCCAAGACCTCTTTGTGAATGTAGTGTCTAACAAGTCTACAATACCTACAGGCAACTCTGCTGCTGATCTGTCGAAGACGATACAAACACCCCTGATCGAGACTATTCTAAACGTAACTCCGAACAGCGGTTTGATAGCTTCTCCCACATTCATTGGAGACTTCGCTGATCTATCCCCTTCAGAGGCCCTGTCGCAGTCTGCAAGCGGTATTAAGTTCCTTAGCCTACTCAACGGTGAGTTCCAACCGAATGTCATTGTACAGGTGGTCTCAGACAGGATATCAGGGGTCTATCGAATCTTAAAGGTTACTCACAGAGGTTCTTTCAGAGGAGACGAATGGTACTCTGAGGTGGAAGCTGAGGCTGTGTCGTTAGAGAGTGGCACCTCTGGAGTTACAACAGTTCAAGAAGATCCTTCGACAACATCACCTCGAATTTACTTTGGTAATAATGTTCTTCCCGGAGAGTTATAATGAATACGAATACAGATTTCCAATCTCTTGATAATTTTGTAAGGGAAAAACTCCGAGGGGTACATACAATTAAACCTGCTGTTGTGACTAAGAATACAGGACACACGGTAAGTGTTAAAGTATTGACCACAACTCGTTACAGAGACGGTACACAACTCCCTCTGCCAACCTTCGATGATGTTCCTCTGATGATCTATGCAGGAACAAAAGGTGGCGCTAGAATAACGGTTCCTGTAGCAGAAGGGGACACAGTTGTGGTATTATTTAGTGACAGGGATTATAGTGACCTTTTGGATTCCAGTGTCTCTGCTGACGATATATTCCCTGCTGAGTTTATAGAGCCTTTTGGACTATTCCCCATCATGGCAATCCCCATGTTCTTTACAGAACCTGAAGGGGAACCGATAGATACCAAGAATATCGTCGTAGAGAATGGGTCCACTAAGATTACAGTAAAACCTTCTGGTGATATTGATATTGAAACTCCTGCAAATGCTAATGTGTCTGTTGGTGGAGATGCTACGATAGATGTAGGTGGGAATGTGACAACTACTGTTGGTGGCAATCTTCAAGGAACTATTACGGGTTCCACCACACTCGTTTCCTCAGAAGTATCTGTAACAGCTCCTCAGACAACATTTACAGGTAATGTCTCTATTGCAGGTACAGTGCAAGTGGTTGGTCCTCTGTCTGCTACAACAATCAGCAGTGACAATGTAGACCTTGATGATCACACACACCCTTACACTTGGACAGATGGTGCTGGCTCTGGTAACACCGGAACACCAAATTAACGGAGAGATTGAATGTCTTATGATCTAGCTTTAGATTCCGATGGTAGTGATTTGGTGTTAACCAAGGGTAAGTTCAGGACAACACAAACTGTCAGGGAACTCCTTAGACAACGAATGTTCATTACATTCAGAACATTCAAAGGTGAGTGGTTCCTTGATACAACATTTGGTGCGTATGATACCAGTGTGTTCTTGAACAAACAAGTAACAAAAGATTCTCTTGACGCTTACTTCATATCAATTATTAACACCTTCCCTGAAGTAGATGTCCTCAGATCATTTGAGGCGGAGTACGACACAGGCACTCGTGTATATTCAATGACATTCGTTGTGACAGCTCAGGGTGAGACAGGTGTTTACAAGATTGATCTGACACCTCCGGGTGTAGAGGTTGCTTACCCAGACCCTTCTGGTGTATTCGACATAAACTACCAGTGTGATGTGCCGGATGTTGATCAAACGAATGCTTACTACGAATACCTAAATATAACCTTAGCCACAGATAAGAGGTGGCTGTGAGTCTTGAGAGGAATATATGGCAGAGTTAACCGATTATGGTTTTGAACGCGATAATAGGACAGACATCACCACACGTATTAATACAAGTTTCAGGAACAAATTCGGATCTAACCTGCTGCTCACCGATGACTCCATTGCTGGTCTCCTGAGAGCTATTATTGTAGAGCGTGAGCTTGAATGGGAGAAGTTGCTGGAAGATGTTTATTACAGCAGAACTCTGAATGGCGCTGAGGGTATTGCTCTTGACGATGCAGCCTCTTACTTCGGGTTTACACGTCAGGGTCCACAGCCCGGTTCTGGTATTGCTCATATTGAGTTTGTAGATAATGGGACAAACCTTGGTACAGACATCGAGGTCGGAAGTCTCTTCAGTGCTTCCAACGGTCTCTCTTACGAGGTGTCATCAGGCGGCCCATTGAACAGCAACATCACAGGGGCGATTATAGACGTTAACTCCCTGAGTACCGGAAACTACAGGTTTTTCATTACGAACCAATCTACAGGGTCCACTGTAAGCGATGTAATAACCCTGTCTGGTAAAGACGAAACTGCCATTGAAACCTTTGCATTATCTCTCGTATCTTTTGTAATCAGTAATACACAAGGGAATGAGTCATCAGTATTCCAGTTTGAAGGCGTTGTCTACATTGGCTACGGCTCATCTGATGAATTCATCGGGCTTTCTCAACCTATCTATTTTGAATCAACAGACCTTCCGTCAGGGTTTACTTTCTGGTCAGGTTACGATGTAACAGCAACAGAGGACGGGTATAACGTCCTTGAAGCTGGTGGGATCACAAGTTATAACTCAACCTTTAATGGATATGTTTCAGCAACAAACACCGTAGACTTTGACCCCGGTTCTGAGAACGAGACAGATGCTGAGTTCAGGCTGAGGATTCAGACAGAAGAGCTTAGAACTCCAGCAGGTACTCGTGACGCAATAGCGTCAGCAATCTCTGAAGTAGATAACGTAGTCTCTTATAGACTTTATGACAACCCTACACCTATTGACACTACTGAAGCAGACGCTCTGTCATTTAACGTGGTTGTTCGTGGTGGTACTAACTCAGATATTGCACAAACTATTTACGACAACAAACCTGTAAGCACTCAGACTTCTGGCGATACTGTAATCCCGATTGAAACTACTGATGGTCAAACTGAGAACATCTTCTTCACACAAGCGAAGGAAGTTGGGTATGATCTGAGGATTACATACGTTGCTAATAATACTACCCCGTTGGATTCTCTTGAGATAGCTGATGTTGAAGAGACCGTGACAGGACTTCTAGACTCTCAGTTGATTGGTCTTGGGGTGACTAACGCCCAGTTGGCTTCCGCTGTTCTTGTTGCATTGGATGCTGGACGACTCCTGAGTGTTAAAGCTGAGATTAAGCTCTCGACAGAACCTGATGATTCTTACACAGAAGGTGACATCACTCTCTCCTATGACGAGTATGCGGTGATCTCTTCCTTCACATATCAGAGGATAACATGAGCGTAGATTACATAAAAGTAAACGAGGATATTCTTGAAGATACTAAAGACCTTGTGCTTACGCAATTTGGTAACTCTGAGAATATCCAGAAATTAGTAGAGATCATAGCGACAGAAGCTAAGAGTTACGAAGAAGTAGCTGAGAAGATGTTCACGTCTTTCCTTCTGGAGAGTGCCTCAGGGTACTCTCTGGATATTATCGGAGAGTTCGTTAATGTCCCACGAGGTAACAGATCAGACGATGAGTATAGGACAGCTCTGATTATCACAGCGATTGGAGCTAACTCTTCTATCACTCGTGATTCAATCTACAGACTGATCGAGATTGTCACAGGTGGTATTGGTGGGTACATGTACAGCGGTCGTTACCGTGACCTTTACATCTATCTCCAAGAATCATGTGCCGATAGGGGTGTAGCAGCGGACTTCTTGGATCAATATCTTCCTGTGAATACACAGACATCTATCATCTTCGAGTCAGGGCAGGGGTTCGGGTTCGAAGGTAATGACTTAGCAAAAGGCTTGTCCAGAGTTTTTCAGAGACCTTCCGAGGGCTACGCTTACATTGAACTTGACCTAGATTCTTTGAGCTCTTATGAAGAAGTTATTCTTCCAAGAGCAACAGAATTTTTAGGTAACGATGGGTGCAGATACCGTTCAAATGAAGAGGTGGATCTACTAGATACAGTTGGGGCTTTCTATTGGGACATCCCTGCTGATTATAGTCTTGCGAATGTCATCACAATAACTGCTCGTAATAATCAGACGAATGAGATATACAAAGATAGTTATCTGGTCAATAGCCCCGGTACTTCTCAAGCGGACATCGCATCATTTCTGACAGATTTCTTTGTAGATAATGGAATGACAACTTCTGACAACATCTACGTGGATACTACCAGCTCTTACGAGTTCTACGCGGGGTTTGAGGGTGGTCTTACAGCTCCGTTGTCTAATCCTAGAGTTGTAGGATTCGATGGACCTTACACTATAAAAGTCACAGGGCATCATACAGAGGACCAGAAGTACTTCTCTCGGATTCCGATGAGTAATCTCACTTACGGAGAGATTCCTGTTGCATTCGGGATGGCATTCACTCCGGTAGAATCTCTGGATTTCCCTTACGCTCGTATAGAAGCCGGAGACAGCTTTTACGATGGGTGCGGTAGTGTGGGTATGGTTATACCAGAAGAGTCCTTCAGCGAAGCAGGAGGGCTTGCTACGAGGGCATCTCTAACTTCATTGAACATACTCGGGTATGGAGTCCTGCAAGATCCATCTGATTACTTGTATGAACTCGATAGTCGTTATGCCAAGGTGTTGTCTTTCGCACCTAATGACACGATCAGCGTCAAGCCAATTCAGGTCATCAATGAATACGATACGTTTGCACCCCCTCTGTGGGACTCGGGTCTATCTAGCAATCTCGATCCACAGAGTTATGGTATTGCATTAAGAAGTCCTAGTGCCACCTCTGTGTACAAACCTTGTATCTCTGAGGAGTTCTTGGACGATCAACTGAGTACACTTAATAGCCTGACGTTAACTGGCAGAGTGTCTGATATAGACCTTCCAACCAAACCTTACTACTACGAGGTGCAGTTCCCAGAGTTACCAAGTACGCCATCAGCGTATATGTTGATGTTCTCTAAAGTGTTTATTGATAAGAGTTCTACTGAGTCGTCTGAGACAACAAGTGCAATAACAGCAACTGTTTACTGCAGGTACAACTCGGGAAGTTTAGATTATACCCTTGGGGTTAAGTTTGAGAAGACATCTGTAAAAATTGAAGGTATAGGTACAGAAACTCAAGCGATTGCTGAAAACTACAGCCTCAAAGCGGAACCGTATAAAGAAACAGCATCAGATCTGACACCACTCAACGGGATAACTTTTGGCTTCCTTATTGATCCTTCTGTAAACCTATATAAATTATATGTCAACGGGGATGCTTATGATACCGGAGACGGTTCTGTTCTTGTTACGTCTATAAGTGGTAAAGGAAAACCTGCCATATCTCCGGGAGATATTTATGCACCCATTGGGGTATCAACTTCCAAGGGGATCTTTGGTATTGCTGGGTATACAGACAACTCTGAGGCAGAACCTTCAAGTGTAAATGAATACGGAAGCATTAAGTTCATATACGACAGAAACAAATTGAATTACACCTCACAGTTACCAGTGAGTGCAGTAGACATCTTTGGAAGATTAATTTATCAGGAGAGTTAAATGGCAACAGTACCAGAGTATTCACCAGAGTTTGCATACCTTGATGTAAACCTCCCCGGTACAGGGGAAACCAATAAACTAAGACCTCCCGTAGAGATACGGGAGACCGGTTACGACTACCTCCAGAAGCTCCCTGCTGAGGAACTTAATTGGCTCCTGAACAACCATGGACAGTGGATTGTGTACCTCTATGAGTTAACGCGAGATCAAGGTATCACAGAGATTGCTACAAAGAGTCAAGCAGAGGAAGGTACAGCAAACGATGTTCTGATGACCCCCGAGAGGGTTCTGGACAGTATTGAGTATAACGCTGTACCTCCGGGTTCTGTAAGTGCTTTTGCTGGCTCTACGGCTCCTGCGGGCTATCTGATGTGTCATGGTCAAGCGGTGTCCCGTACAACCTACAGCAGACTCTTTGCTGCTATTGGAACCACATGGGGTTCTGGAGATGGTTCTACCACATTCAATGTCCCAGACGCTCGTGGCGAGTTCATCAGGGGTCTAGATGCTGCTCGCGGGGTTGATCCCGGTCGTACTCTCGGTAGTTCTCAGGACGACGCTTTCCAAGCTCACAAGCACACAGGTGCTTCTGTATACACCAACGCTGGACCAAATAATGATGGCGTGGACAGCAACCCAGAAGGGTACTCTGACCGTCCTATTGAGTCTCTACAAACAGGGTATGGATCAGACGGGATTAATGGTACACCGAGAACTGCTGACGAAACACGTCCTCGTAACATTGCGATGAACTACATCATCAAATACTAAGGGAGTCTGTTGTGGGAACCTACGAAATTATAATGGTAATCCTCGCAATAGTAACAGCACTTATGGGTGTAGCTAATAAGTTCTTCTGGAATAAACTCAGCAGTTACGACAAGCAGCACGAGATGGTGAACAGGGAAGTTAAAGAACTAGACGAGAGATTATCTGCAAGGATGAGTAGGTTCGAGTCTCGTGCAACAACTTTAGAGTCCACCATCGTAACCAAAGATGATCTGTTCTCCATTGTGAATACATTACGCGAAGATGGTGTGAGGAGAGATGAGAGGATATATGACAAACTTGAATCTCTCTCTAGTAAAGTAGAGGCGGTGTTACATGAGCGAGCAAAAGACACCAAATAAATTCTGGGTCACTAGGTTACTTGAGTGGGCAGAGAGAAATAAACTAATACGTAAGATGGCAATCTTCTGGATAGCTTGGCTTATAACTGTTGTGGTTCTAAATACAACAAACCCATCTGTACTGAAAGATGTCAATGCTGCTGTTGCAACTATTGTGACGGGAGTTATTGGCATCTTCTCTATTGTCATGAAAGCTCTTATACAAGGGGATAGAGAAGAATGATAATTCTAGCAATTATCTGGTTTTTGTTAATAGATGTCCCACTAAGTCTCATGAGAGTTCTTCTGATACCTCTCGGGTTGATTATTGTCCCTACAGCCTTGGTTTTTGCTAAGGAGGAAGATGGTGTTCGGCGTCTACCATCATGGGCGTCACTTTGGGACAACCCAGATTACGGGACTTATGGTAATAATTCGTACCAGACTAATAAAGCATACAACCCACTCTTTTATAAAAACCCAAAAGGTTTTTGGTCACAGTACTATTGGTTGTGTATAAGAAATCCAGTCAATGGTGCAACACGGTCGAAACTATTTAGTGTTTCACAAAGCGATTGTGATTTCGTAAGATATACTGGTAATATTAAAGTTGATAACTACCTACTTGGGTTCCAATTTGTATACGCTAAGTCTGGTGCTAGGCTGTACACAGGTGTGTATTTATACAATAAGTATGGTGAGTACAGAATTGGATTTAAACTGCTCCCGGATGAACCAAAGAGGAGTAGAAGGACAGGGATGACCTTTATAATTAACCCACTAAAGAATTTGTGAGGTGAGATGTAATGGCAATACCTGTGTTTGTAACAACTTTATTGAAGAATCTTAAATCGTTCTCTATCCCTCTGATGGTTGGAGCAGCAATCTCCTTCGGGGGTGGTTTGTATCTTCACGGAAAGAAGGTTCAGTCACTAGAGACACAAATAGAACTCCTGCAAGCTCAAGCCGAGACAGAGCAAATTGTACGGGAAATTGTAGATGATGCTTCTGAACAGAATATAGAAAGACGTAGGGAAATATCTCAATCCATTTCAGATGCAACTGAAGAAATTCAAGAGGCGAAGGAAGAAGATGAAGAAGTTAGTAATTATCTCAATGATACTATTCCTGAGCGGTTGCAACTGGCTCGTGAGAGAGCGCGTTGTGTATCGCTGCCCTATACCTGCAAGTCTGACTCAGGAGAATAGGATAGATGTCATTGACGTAAAAACCAACGAGGACGCCATGCGAGAGACTATGTTGCTCTATGAAGCTCTTGGTGAATGCACAGTTGACAAGAATGAGATACAGACAATTATTAACGAAATAAATGGGGGTTCCTTATGATAGAAGGTTATGCCTCTACCGCTGAGTTCGTAAATGATGTAAACTATTGCTACTGGTACACTAACAGAGTTATGGCGTTGACGTTTAACTCTGACCTCAACGAGGAAGAATCCGCAAGAGCAACAAAAAGGTATTTTTTATCTAATAGTTTTAAGCCAGATGTGAATTATTTTTACAACTATATAAACGGGACATACGCTGAGAGATGGAATGGTGGCTCTTCTGCTACTACGAGCGCGTTGATAAGGGACTACGCTGACGGCAGGAGTCTATTTGCTGACCCTGTTGTGCGAGAGTATACACTGCTCTCGTTGGAGGACGGTCATCCGAACTCTATAACACTTTACCAGAACGGTGAGATAGAAACAACTGAAAACTTAGAGGAAGTAGAGGTTCTTCTATCAGGGAGCGAAGACCTTGAACCTACCAAGCTAACACTTTCGGTTAGACCTTACGGTACTAATATTAAACCATACTATAAATTCAACTGGAGAGTTGAGTCTATAACATCCAAATAGGGGAATAATTAATGGCAACATATCCAGCCACAAACAATTCAGAGGCTATCGACCTCAATATTTCGAACGCGAACCAATTCTTCACAATATTGCAAGGGGGTATTGAAGATACCATCCCTACTTACGAAGGCAACGGTGAGATCCCAAGTGTCTCAAAAGCACTTGCTGAAGCAGCAGCCTACCGCGAACCAATTGCTTGGGCTACCATCGGAGAAGAGACTAACCTACTTCAACCTAGGAACTACGATGGTAACATTTATGTACCTCTGAAAGTTCCAGCACCGCTTAGTGCTTCTCCAGATGAAGAATACTGGCGTCTGTATTCCCCAAAAGACTTGGCGTCGTTCTTTGCAACAAACGTAGAGACTTTTACAGCGACAAGCGGCCAGACTGAGTTCACTCTGTCTACTTCCAGTTACTTACCGGGTAACAATAACGTTGCAGTCTATGTGAATGGGTCTAGGTTATATCCGTCCGAGTACACAGAGACTTCGTCTACAGAGGTAACTCTTAACCTGAGGGGTTCAGGAATGAGACTGAGGGGTTCAGAGACACAGCCTTGGCAGCTAAAACGTCTGCCGAGGACTCTGCCGACACTGCACAAACGGCTTCTGCTTCAGCTCTAGCTACCGCTAATTTTTCAGGCAAATGGTCTGCCCTCAGCGGAGCTGTGAGTGTTCCTCTAGCTGTATACCACGATGGGACTTACTGGCAATTACTCAATGATCTGGCAGACGTAACAGCCTCTGAACCACGGGGAGGCAACCCAGATTGGGATGAGATTGGCAATCCAGTAGCAATGAGCCGCCGGATGGCGCTGTATTCTCGTTCGCTTGCACAAACCCCACCGCTCCACAATGAGACTCTGCGACTTGACTATACAAGCAGGGCATTCGGCATCGGAGACGCTGAAACTGGTTTGATTGACGAAGTTGTTGACTTCGGCAATGCTCACACGTTCAGTCGTGCTAGCTCTGCTTGGTATTGGAATGCAAATGGAGAGCTGGTAGA